TCTCGATCCTCCTTATGATATTAAGGATAACCTCTATGGGCGCAAAGGATCAATGCATAAAGGATTCAATCACGATACTTTTGCTGTTGATTGCGATTGTTTTGTTGGTCCTCAATTAATCTCCTATAACTCCTCTCAGATGGTCAAGGATCGATTTGAAGGATGGATGACATGTACCTATGACCTAACTTATACAATGCGCTCTACGGGCGATTATATGAACGAACAGAAAGACCGCGCTGAACTTTTGATTTATAATTATGAACAGGGATGAATTAATGCATCATCGCCTTCAGGCATGGATGCGTGAGCATAATTGCGATGACATTGAGTACCTGGGGTTTAAACCAGATACCTTAGGGGTTGAAAGGCACTGGTATCGTATTGGTGAATACGAAACTACTGTTGATTGTATTGAAGACATTGAATTTATGGGGTATGTCGAAGACTGAATTAAAGCACTGGTTAAATTCTATCAATCATGAGAAGCAAAATATCATGACTGATGAGAACAAGAATGAGTATCCACCTTTCATCGTGAATCGCTGTCTGTCTGGTTTCATTGATACCATCATGGCAGCAAATGAGATGAACATCAATCATCATTTGTCTAAGAAACTACAATATGAATTTTTGCTAAATATTGTCAGACCAAAACGGAGATTCTCTCCTTGGTTAAAAAAAGAAAAGATTACAGATCTGGAAGCAGTCAAATCTTATTATGGTTATAGTAATGAGAAGGCAAGGTCCGCTCTTAGTATCCTTTCTGATGATCAACTAAATTCTATTAAACTTAAATTGACTAGAGGTGGAAAACAATGACGACAGCGACTGACATTGAAGTAACTTGGGAACCTAGTGATATGGTCGAAGTTACTTTGAGTGAGCCTGATGATTTTCTTAAAGTTCGTGAAACTCTGACCAGAATTGGCGTTGCTTCTCGGAAGGAAAAGAAACTGTATCAGTCTTGCCATATTCTTCACAAGCAGGGTAGATACTACATCGTTCACTTTAAAGAACTCTTTGCCCTTGACGGCAAACGCGCTAACCTGACGCTGAATGATGTACAGCGTCGTAACCGCATCACTCAACTCCTGGTTGATTGGGAACTGATCACAGTGGTGAAACCAGAAACGATCGAGGATGTATCACCTCTGAATCAGATCAAGGTTATCGCTTACAAAGAAAAGGGCGAGTGGACTCTGGAAGCAAAGTATAACATTGGTAAAAAGAAAGTTGCTCCTGTTGAAGCATAAATAACTCTGTGCCATTCGTGCGGCACTCTACAAAGTCGGAACACCCTAAAAGGAGGTACGGGATTTACCCTACCTCCTTTTTTCGTTTTATGGTTAAATAGTATTGGATGCCGAAAGGGTCCACACAACACAAACTCGCTTTTAAAGGAGCTACTATAATGGTTAAGTACCACATCGCAGATATTGATAATCTGTTGAACGACGCATCGCGCTTTGGTATTGGAATGGATGAGTGGATTCGTAGATTTGCTTCAGTACATGAAGATGTAACAAACTACCCTCCACATAATCTCGTAAAAGAATCTAGTGTAGAGTTTAGATTAGAACTTGCTCTTGCTGGTTATAGCAGGGATGACATTAAAGTTTCTACTGAGTGGAACAAACTCTTTGTTGAATGTTCTAAACCAGAGGAAGATGAACCAGAATATCTCCACAGGGGTATTGCGAAGAGATCATTCACATGGAGTAGAACCCTCTCAGATGATGTAGAAGTAACTGATGTATCATTTGATAATGGTATGCTTACAATCAGACTCAGAAGGGTCATTCCAGATCACCAGAAGAAAAAAACATACGAACTAAATAGTGCGGGGTAACCCAAATATCGTCGGCACTTTAAGGGTCTCCTGCCAAATAACAGAGAGACCCTTTTTTATTGAATTCTAGGAGAACTATGATCGATCAAATGTTCCACATTTACAAAAAGAATAGTAATGAAATCGTACAGCATAGTCTGAGCGTTGAGGAAATGGAAAATATGATTGCTGAAAGAAAGGTTGATTGGAAGAACTGGGAAATTCAACCATGCTACACTGAGTACACAGAGGCATCCTACTAATTATAAATAAAAATAAAGTCTATCCTGATGAAAAGTTATAGGGATTTAAAACTTACCCTGCGTTATAATCAACAACTTAATCCTAAGTTCTGGGTTGGAGAAGCAATCAAACCAGAGGTCAGGGAAGGACTGCTTCGCATTGCCGAGGAGTGGGCAGAGTTTGCTAACATCCCAAATGCTGCTATAATTGATATAATTCTTGTAGGTGGAAATGCCAATTATAACTATACTAAGTATTCCGATTTGGATCTACATTTGCTGGTCTCCAAAGAGGATATTGCTGACTGCCCTGATCTTATTGATGATTACCTTAGAGACAAGAAGCAACTCTGGGCTCTCACCCATGATATTAAAATATATGGACACGATGTTGAACTCTATGCCCAAGACCGAAGAGATCCTGTCCCATCGGGTCAAGGGGTTTTCTCTTTAACAAATAGTTTCTGGATTCGTCGCCCAACATATGAAGAGGTAGATCTTTCTGATCCAAACATCACCAGGAAGGTGAGACACTATATGGAGAAGATTGATTTCCTGATCGATAATAAAGCAGACGATCGTGTAGCATTTGAGAAACTCAAAGAGAAACTGCGTGAGATGAGAGCATCTGCTATTCAACGCGGCGGTGAGTTTGCTGTAGAGAATCTGGTCTTTAAAGAACTTCGTAACAGAGGTTATCTGGATAAACTTTCAGACCATTTAAGAAATCTTAAGGTTACAAGCTTGTCAATTGACTGACCTCATGTTATGATGAGGATTGAATTATAGGAGTTTATGTCTGTACAACTTGTTCTTTTGAAATCGGGTGAAGAAATTGTTGCTGATGTTCGCGAGATTGTTGATCGCGAAACCCAACAATCTCTAAGTACGGTTCTTATTAAACCAGTTCGAATTACTGTAGTTAAGCAAGGACTTCTTAACGAAGAAACGAATCAACCTCAAAGTGTTCTTAATTTTGAACCATGGGTTGCTACTTCTAAATCAGAAGAATTTTTTATTGATAAAAGTTGGGTTGTCACAATTTGTGAACCTAATGATGATATTCGTGAAAGTTACATTAAAAACATCGGAGTAAGAGATGACAGTGAAAGTTGTATTGTTGAAGACTGGGCAGTTTCTGATAGCGGAGATTGAGGAACGACCTGAGGAGGATGCTGACTGTATCCTTATTAATCCAAAACTAATTTCTCCGAATGAGTTTGATGATAAATTCATTCTCACAAACTATATCCCATACTCATATCAGAAGCAGATTCCGATCAGGTCTTCTGATATCATGACCATTGTAGAACCTCGTGAGGATCTGCTAAAATTGTACCGTGACGCTACTGCTTGATGAATTTTTATACTAATGTTGCTATCATCAACGATACTGTTTTGTATCGTGGTTTTAGCGGAGGTGATCGGGTTGAGTGTCGTGAAGAGTTCTCACCAACTCTTTATGTGCCATCCCAAAAAGAAACGGCATACAAGACCCTTGAGGGTAACTATGTCGAACCAGTTCATCTGGGCAACATCAAGGAGGCAAAGGAGTTCGTCAATACTTATGATGCCGTAGATAACTTTACGATCTACGGCAACACCAAATACTTGTATCAGTACATCCTGAGCAAGTATCCTAAGGAGGTTGACTATGATTTCACTCAACTCAGCATTATGTCTCTTGACATTGAGACTACATCTGAGAACGGATTTCCTAGTGTTGAAGAAGCACGGGAAGAAATTCTTTGTATCACTGTAAAGGATTTCACCAGCAAGCAAATCATTACCTGGGGTTGTGGTGAGTTTGAGAACTCCCGCAAAGATGTTCATTATATCTATTGTCAGAATGAGCGTGACCTTCTCGGTAAGTTTCTGGAATACTGGGTACAGAAGACTCCTGACATCATCACAGGATGGAATGTCAAGTTCTTCGATATGCCATTCATCTGTCGTCGTATTGATCGTGTGCTGAGTATCAAGCACATGCGTTCTATGTCACCATGGAACTCTGTGCGTGAGCGTGAACTGTATGTCAAGGGTCAGAAGAAGATCTATTATGACATCATTGGTGTAGCAACTCTGGACTACTATGATTTGTACCAGAAGTTTACTTATACCAATCAGGAATCTTATCGCCTGGATCATATTGCTTTTGTTGAACTTGGTCAGCAGAAGTTGGATCACAGTGAGTTTGAGAACTTCCAAGATTTCTATCGCAACAACTGGCAGAAGTTTATCGAGTACAACATCCATGACGTAGAACTTGTGGACATGCTTGAAGATAAAATGAAACTGATTGAACTTGCTGTCACCATGGCGTATGACGCTAAGGTGAACTTTGAGGATGTGTTCTATCAGGTTCGTATGTGGGATAGCATTATTTACGATGCTCTATCGCGGGAGAACATTGTAATTCCACCTAAGACCGAGAGTACCAAAGACCAGCAATATGCTGGTGCCTATGTCAAGGAACCTGTTCCTGGTGTGTATGATTGGGTAGTCAACTTTGACCTCAACTCTCTATACCCACACCTCATCATGCAATATAATATCTCCCCTGAGACCCTTCTAGATGAGCGTGTAAGCGGCATCAATGTAGATAAACTTCTCAATGGTGAGATTGACACAAGCACCCTTGATGGCGTTACTATCTGCCCCAATGGCACTCTGTTTACTACCAAGAAGCAGGGATTCCTGCCCAAGTTGATGGAGAAGATCTACAATGAGCGCACGATCTATAAAAAGAAAATGCTCGCCGCTAAGCAAGAATATGAAGATACTAAGAACCCTCAACTCGTCAAGGATATTGCTAAGTTCAACAATATCCAAATGGCAAGAAAGATTCAACTCAACAGTGCCTACGGTGCTATTGGTAATGAATACTTCAGGTATTTCCGCTTGGAGAATGCTGAGGCTATTACTCTCTCAGGACAACTCTCGATCCGATGGATCGAGAACAAAATGAATGAATATCTTCGTAGGATTCTAAAGACTGAGGACAAGGACTATGTTATTGCTGTTGATACCGATTCCATTTATCTTGATCTCGGTGATCTGGTCAAGAGTGTATTCAAAGGAGGAACGCCGAATGATGAGAAAGTCGTTTCATTCCTTGATAAACTGTGTAAGGTGGAACTTGAAACTTATATTGAGGATTGCTACAAAGAACTGGCGCAGTATGTAAATGCTTATCAGCAGAAGATGGTCATGAAGCGCGAGAACATCGCCAACCGTGGCATCTGGACTGCGAAGAAGCGTTACATCCTCAATGTATGGGACAGTGAAGGTGTGCGTTATCATGAACCTAAGATGAAGATCATGGGTCTTGAGACTCAACGCTCTTCTACCCCAGCATATTTCAGGGACAAACTTGTTAAGGCATACAAGATCCTGATTGAAGGAACTAATGATGACCTTATTGATTTCATCGATCGGATTAAATCTGATACCAAGAAACAAAGTTACCTAGATATAGCATTCCCGAGGGGTTGTAATGGACTTGAGAAGTACAGGAGTTATTCCCAGATTTACAAGAAGGGTACACCTATTGCTGTCCGAGGTGCATTATTGTATAATCACTACCTTAAGCACAATAAGATTACTAATAGATTTCCTCTTATCCAAGAAGGAGAAAAAATCAAATTCATCTACCTGAAGACTCCCAATCCTATTGGTGAGAATATCATCTCATTCTTTAACACGCTTCCTAAAGAATTTGATCTGGAAAAATACATTGACCACAACCTACAGTTTGAGAAGTCTTTTCTCGAACCACTCAAGTCTGTGCTAGAATGTATTGGTTGGAAGCATGAACGCACTGGTTCACTAAGTAGTTTCTTTTCTTAAATATTATGAGTTTTCTTAACAATGTTATCAAGGAGTTAGACAATGA